GTTGCCATTGACAGTCAGGTTGGCAGTAATGGTGGCACTCTCGTCCACCTGCAGTGTGTCAATGGTTGCTGTACCATCAAGGAACAAGTCCTTGAACTCAAGGCTGCTTGTACCCAAGTCAATGTCATTATCAGTGACAGGTACAATTACACCATCCTGAAAACGTACCTGCTCAGTTGTGCTACCAGATACATCTACAAAAACACCAACCCGATTGTTAGTATCATCAACTACAACTTTGTTAATCGGAGTTGCAACACCGGGGTCACCAATCAATCCAATGACCGGACCTTCAGCAGCAGTACCATCATGCTTGTGTCCAGTGGTGTTTACAAATGCAGCCAGTATCTGATTAAATTCATCATTACTGTGTGCTGCGGTAATAACATCACCGTCAGTGTAAGATGATTGTCTAGTGTATCCTGCCATTACCTTCTTGCTCCTGCGTCAAATTCTAGCTGAAAACCTTTGAGTGAATATGGGGATGACTCTCCATTGTCCACAACTCGTAGTGCTATCGCAAAACCACTTCCCTCTACTGGCTGTCTAAGAAGAGGGTTTGACTGACCACCATATGTAACTGTTCCATAAGCACCAATACCATATAAGGCTACAATCTTAGAACTGTCGAATGGGTAAGCTGCCGGTTGTGATATGATGGCATCTTCATAGTCGTACCGTAAAAACAAATCAGAGTTTACAATTCCTGTTGGTGCGTAGTTAATAATTACACGTTGAAAGTTTTTACGGATACCTGCATCCCCTGCTGTAATATCTGTTGAACGATAACGCCCAACAATATCTGTTCCATCAAACTGATTTGTTTTTTCCTGCCTGTAAATAAATCCGTCAAAGCCACCATGCAAAACATAAGTAGTGCCTTGAACACTATTTGAGTCTGTACAGGAGGGTTGTATTCCTAAAGTTTCAGAAAACTCGTAACCTTGTTGGCGTTTTACAGCAATAATACCCTTTGTTTTAGCTTCCGTATTTGCTGATGTATTAACTCGGAATAGGCGATACTGCGTTTTATCAGGTATTACCAAGCTATCAAACTGGTCTATGTCTGTTACACCATCAAAACGTTCCTGAATGGCCTTACTGATTGTACCAAGTTCAACGTCATTAATGCGTTCAGTACCAGCTACAGTTCTAAGACCGTCTCGCCCAAGGAATATAATGTCACCACCAAGTTCCTGAACAGTAAAACCATTGAGACATCCAATGTCTCTTGTGATAGGCTGCATTACAAAGTCTGCAATAGTATTGCCTGTCAGCCTGTATATACGATTTTCGCCAAATATAATAAGTTCGTTACGGAATGGAAACAGTGCTGTAATAGTGCTGTCTACACGTATTGAACCTGCGCCATTGGCTGTACTAAAATCATTATCAGTAAATGGTGCAGTAAATACTACTTCTTCTGGGTTTGCACTATGTCCGGCAAAAAATAGTGCGTCCTTAAAACCAACAACAAACTTTGGATTAGCTGGCGCACCTGTCGCATTCAAGTCCGTTACTGTTGTTCCGTCGTATTTTGTAGCGTGGTTAGCACCGTCAGCCCAAACAATGTGGTCAGTACCACCAAGATTATACCTAAAGAAAGTATACTTGTTTGCGTTTGACCGTCCTGTATCAATCTCTGTCCAGCTACCTGTTGTCCCTGCTTCAAATACTTTCTCGCCTCTAGCTGCAATAACTTTGTTATTACCTTCAAAGAAAGCTGACATTAAGACAGACTCACTTGAAGAAGATGTTTGTGGAACAACATTACTGTTCCATTTTTGAAAACCATTAATGCGTCTATATCCACCGCCAACATCAGGCTCAAAGTTTTCTAGTTCAAGTGCTTGACCCGGTGTCATAGCAAATGTAGATCGGTTTAAAATCAGTCCTCCCTCACAAGCAAAATAAAACGGGCTAAGTTTAGATTCATCAGCCATGTGTTATGTCCCTGTTGGAAAGATAGATACTCCATACCTTTGTGAGTGAGGTAGGTATGTTGACCGCACGTAGCTAAAATCTCTATTAATAAATAGGCTTTGCATATGCTTAATGCCATCTTCAAATCTGGCAAAGTTAATGCCATATTGTTGCGCCTCACCACGATACTGATAGCCGTAGGCAGTTGCACCATCTACAATTACCTGACGAAATTGTTCAGGAATAGTTGGTGCGTCAGTAGCAGCAGACAAAGCAGTGGGCTTTATATATGCGTCATACTTTAATTCATATGCTTTGTCAGGATACGGAAATAATCCATAATTATTATCTGGTGTTCTGAATACGTAGATAGGCACACCTCCCACATCAGATGTGCTTTCTTGGTCGATGTACTTATCCACGTACTCTTTATATTCCATGACACGTAGGCTTACACCCGCCGTGCCAAGAGTGTCATTTTTACTTATGCGGAATGTTTCATAGTCCACATTATAAACAGTGGCACCAATTGAATAACGTGTGGTGCCAGCTACAAGAGTTTCGGTTTGAAGTGCGTGGCTAAATGACCACCCGAACTCTCGTTGGAAAATGTAATTGATGGCATCGTTCACAGCATTCTTACACTGCGTCTGAAATCCACGAGATGTCGTAAAATTAGAACTCGTCAATGCAACTTCATTGAAACGAGCCAATACTTCATTCGTGATGTCAAGGTAGGTATATGCCATCTGAAATCCTTAAAGAGTTAGGAGGGCGACTTCTGCCGCCCCCCATATTACTTAGGCTTGGTCGCGAGAAACTTCAGCAGCTTCCATTTCGCCAAGTGCGCTTACATCCATCATGATGGCGTAGACACGAATTTCACCGGCACTGAACGATGCACCTGAACCAGCAAGGGTCAGGTCAAGCGTATCAGCAGAGCCGATAACAAGGTCTGCAGAAACAGTTACGCTAGGTGCATAAGCACCATCAGCAGCACCGTCAATGTCAAACGCTGTTACGTATTCGTTGTCATCTGCGCCAGTACCAAGGATGGCAGTAGCATCAGTACCCGTGTTCTGAGTTGCGCTTTTCGTTACCTGAAAACCAGCAGCCAAAATCTTGGTGTTCGCAGGGACAGTGATACACTGTACTACGTCACCGTTAGGATTAATGCTGTTGGCAGTAAGGTCAACGACCTGCTCAACCATGTACGGATTGCGTCCACGCTGGGAGTTACCCATAGCAGGAGCAAGAGTAGCAGTAATTGTAGCCATTTTCTAATCTCCCTTTAGCGGACGTTGTAGATGGCGTTAACAAGTGCTTCAGGGCGAAGAATCTTGCGGCCATACAGGTGCATGCCACGAACGATGTCAGCAAAGCTGTCAGGGTCGCGGTAGGTTTCGGTCTTGTTAATCTGCTCTGCAGTTGCAACAGAAGAAGAATGACCAGCAACAATCACGCCGTAGTTAGTGGCGTTGGACGCTGCTTCAGTAGCAGGACCAGAACCGACAGACGGCAGGTTGTTGGAGACGTAGATGGTGAAACCATGAATGGTGCCAGCCATCTGACCGTTCTGCAGACCTGAACCACCGAAGTCGGCGTTGAACAGACGAGAGTCTTCGTCCTTCAGGAGTTCTGCAAAAACAGGGTCTACGACAAGCCAACGTCCCGTGGTGTCTACATTTTGCTGGTCCAGCTTACGGCCCATACGAGCAATAAGCGAAAGCGGGTTAGCTTCACCAGCAGTTGACGGAGCAGCAGTTGCACCACCAACACGCGGGATGAGAGCAATCGACTGACCGCCAGTACCGGCGTTAAAGTCGCTGCCATCCAGCTTCATGCTTGCAAGCAGTTCGTCCGAACCGGCAGTCGAAACAGCTTTTGAGCCGTTAACAACGTCGTTTGCGGTGTCTGCATTTGCATGCAGAGCAGACTGCTTAAAGCCTGACAAGTAGCCAAGAACGTCTTGGTCAAACTGGTCAGCAAGGCGGTAAGCGGCACGGTCACTTGCCAGAGACTGGAAGTTAACGTGGCTGTGCGCCTCTTCAATGTCATCAACCTTGAACGCAAAGTAGTTAGCTTTGTCGATGGTCAGGTTGAAGTCTTCGTCGTCAAGGTCTTGCGGCGTGATGGTCGTACCACGGGCGTATGCCTTAACTGTGATTTCGGGTTCCTTGATAATCTTAACGGAATCACCCATCTGAGCAATCTCACCAAAGTAGTCGTTATTGGTGATTGCTTCACAAACAGCGGCCTTGCGGAAAGCAAGTTGCACCTGTTTGCTGTAAATGACGGGCGAAAAATTACCGTTAGGAAGATTACCATACCCGGCAGCGGTATTGAATGCCATGATGATTTCTCCTAAATTAGCATTTTACAGATGCAAACTCACCAGACTAATCAGAGGCTGATTCACTATGGGTGCGTATCCTATTCAGTTGGCCGACCGAATATTTAACGGGCCATGCTCGTCAGGTAATCCATAAGACTGAGGTGTTTGCGGATTAGGTATAAGCAGGTAGCGAACCCACTTACACCTTTAATGACTATAGTTATACTAAAAAATAACTATTTGTCAATACTTTTTATCGGGCTGAACCCGAAATGTCATAAATAAACTTTCCAGAACGGATAGCTTCCATTATTTCGTCAGAGTTTTTCTCATATTCTCGTGCAGACATACTTTGAACATCCGACTCTTTTAGATATGTAGAAGTTTCATTGCTTTGCGGCTTACTTCTTTTATTTTTTGGCGCAACTGCCTCTGCTGCTGCCTCTACTGCGCCTGCTGCTTTGAGCAATCCTGCTCTTAACATTTTCTTTAAT